ATCCCGAACGGGGTTCCAAACCCCTTGCAAACACTGGGGTTCTCAACAGCAACCATTCTTGAAAACGCTGCTTTGGGGCGGTTTGAGCCAAAAACTGAACGCAAAGGAACTGGGGGGAAGCACGGCCCCGGTTCCGGTTCCGCGCCTACTGTGGTTCCATCCCTGGGATGAGCATGGGCAAGAGCGAAGCGCCAGCGATGGCGAAGCGGCTGGAGCTGTGGCCGCTGGAGCGGCTGCAGCCCTATGACCGCAACAGCAGGACTCACAGCCCGGAACAAATTGCTCAGATCCAGGCGTCGATCCGCGAGTTCGGCTTCACCGCGCCGATCCTGGTGGACGGCAAAGCCGGGATCCTGGCGGGCCACGGCCGGCTAGAGGCGGCGAAGGAGCTTGGCCTGGCTGAGGTGCCGGTGGTGGTGCTCGACCATCTCGATGCCAAGCAGCGCCGTGCCTACGTGCTGGCGGACAACAAGCTCGCGCTGAACGCTGGGTGGGATGACGAGCTGCTGCGGATGGAACTGCAGGAGCTGCGGCTGGAGGACTTCGACCTGAGCTTGCTGGGCTGGAGCGAGGACGAGCTGGCGGAGCTGATGCCGGAGGTGGAGGAGCTGCCGCCGGAGGATGCGGACGCCGATGCGGTGCCGGAGCCGCCGGCTGAGCCGGTGACGAAGCTGGGCGACGTGTGGCTGCTGGGAAAGCACCGGCTTATGTGCGGTGACAGCACATCGATTGAGGCGGTGGAGCAGTTGATGGATGGCGGCAAAGCCGACCTGCTGCTGACCGACCCTCCCTACAACGTGGCCTACGAGGGCAAGACTGCTGAAGCGCTGACGATCCAGAACGACTCGATGAGCGACGTGGACTTCCGCCAGTTCTTGCGGGACGTCTACTCGACTGCCGATGCGGTGATGAAGCCCGGTGCGGTGTTCTACATCTGGCATGCCGACTCAGAGGGCTACAACTTCCGAGGAGCCGCTTACGACGTTGGATGGCAAGTGCGGCAGTGCCTGATCTGGAACAAGAACAGCTTGGTGATGGGCCGCCAGGACTACCACTGGAAACACGAACCCTGTCTCTACGGCTGGAAAGAAGGCGCCGGGCATTACTGGGGCAGCGACCGCTCGCAGACGACGGTGCTGGAGTTCAACAGGCCCAGCCGGAATGGCGAGCACCCGACCATGAAGCCGGTCGAGCTGTTCCAGTACCAACTGGAGAACAGCACCAAGCGCGGTGGGGTGGTGCTGGACCTCTTTGGCGGCTCAGGCACCACGGCGATAGCGGCTCACAAGGCTGGCCGCGTAGCTCGACTGATGGAGCTGGACCCGCGCTACTGCGACGTGATCGTGAAGCGGTGGCAAGAGTTCACCGGCAAGACCGCAACGCTGGAGAGCACCGGCGAGCCGTTCCCCGACGAGGCCGCATGACCCGCCTGCCCGTGCTGCAGCTCACCTGGGCCGGCTTTGAGGCGGCTGTGGATCTGATCGCAGCGCAGTGCTGCTGGCGTGATCGCGCTGGGATCTACGGCGCGGATGCTGCGGGGCAGCTGCTGGCGTATGAACTGTCGGAACGCCTGGGGCTGAACACGCTGCCGCAGGCTGGCCCAGGCCGGATCGAAGTGCATGGCGTGGTGACCAAACCGTTGGCGAGCACCTGGGCGTGGCCTGACGTGGAGGTGTGGGCTTGGGTGGATGCAAGTGAAGCGCAGTCCGTGCAGTCTGTGATGAAGGTGACGGCCGGCACCACGGTGCTGATGCCCTGGCAAGATGCGCCAGCGCATTCGATTCGACCATTCGTCTCGGGGTTCGATGATTGAGGTGGCAAGCATCCGCTATGGCTGTCAGTGGGGCCCAGATGGGCATGTCAGGAGCTGGCCGCTGCGGATTGAGTTCGGGCTTGATGGCCCCGAGGTGACGGTTGACGAGATGCTGGAAGGCCGCGGCCACGCGGTGCTGTTGATCGACCAGCTGGTGGCGTTGGTGCGCGGGATGACGGGCACCGATACGCCGATCGAGCTGGTGCAGCCGGTGCCGCCTGGGCTGGGCGTCAAGCTGGCAGAGGCGGGCTACTACGTCGCGCTGTGCTGATCACCCCGGATGAGTACGCCGCGCAGCGCGGTGTGAGCGGCCGGGCGGTGCGCAAGGCGATTGCTGCTGGCCGCCTGGTGCAGGGCGCGATGCGCGAAGGCGGGCGATGGAAGATCGACCCAGCGATCGCTGACGAGGAGTGGCAGCGGAACACGGCGCCGCAGTTCCAGCGGGAGAAGAAGGGCGGCGGGCGCACATCGAGCAAGCCTGCCGCGGCCGCCTCGGTGGCATCGCCAGCGAGCAGCGATGCGCCGATGCCGAAGGTACCGAGCCAGGCGCAGGCCGCGGCCGTGCGGACGATGTACCAGGCCCGACTGCTGGAGCTGGATCTGAAGGAACGCCAGGGCCTGCTGGTGCCGAAGGCGGATGTCGAGCGGGTGTGGTTCGAAGAAGGCCGGCGGGTGCGGGATGCGATCCGGCGAACGCCGCAGCAGATGATCGGCGACATCGCGCGAGCCGCCGGCGGGCTGACGCAGGAGCAGCGTGCAGAGGTGCTGCTGATCCTGGAGCGGCACCTGGTGAAGACGCTGGAGGGCCTGGCCAGTGCTGATTGAGGAGTGCCGCGCTGCGTTTCGGCGCGGGATGGAGCCCGACCCGCTGCTGACGGTGAGTGAGTGGGCGGATCAACGGCGGGTGCTCAGCGCGAAAGCAAGCAGCGAGCACGGGCCATGGCGGACGGCGCGCACGCCGTATCTGCGCAAGCCGATGGATGACCTGAGCGCGACGAGCGCGGTGCAAGAGGTGGTGATGGTGTTCGGCGCCCAGACGGGCAAGAGCGAAAGCCTCAACAACTGGATGGGCTACACGATGGACATCGCACCAGGCCCGGCGCTGTTCGTGCAGCCGACGATCGACCTGGCGAAGCGCTACAGCAAGATGCGCATCGCGCCGATGATCGAGGCGAGCCCGAGCCTGCAGGAGAAGGTGGCTGCGCCGCGTGAGCGGGACAGCGGCAACACGATGCTGATGAAAGAGTTCACCGGCGGCTTCCTGATCCTCGGCGGCGCGAACGCGGCAAGCGGCCTGGCGTCAATGCCGATCCGCTACCTGGGCGGCGACGAGATTGACCGCTGGCCGAGTGATGTGGATGAAGAGGGCAGCCCGCTGGCGATCGTGACGGCCCGGACCCGGACCTTCGGCGTGCGGAAGAAGCTGGCCTGGACGTCAACGCCAACCGTGGCTGGGCGCAGCGCGATCTGGGCGAAGTGGGAAGAGAGCAACAAGCAGGTGCTCCGCCTGCCGTGTCCGCACTGCGGTCACCGGCAGGTGTTGAGCTGGGACCGGATCCGGTACGACGCAAAGGATCCAGGCCTGCCGAACACGTTGCGGACGCCGCCGGTGCTGATCTGCGAGGAGTGCGGCACGGGGATCGAGGAGGACGCGAAGGCGTGGTGGTACGACCCGGATGTGTTCGACGACGGATGGTGGGATGCGGAGCACCCGGATCGACTGACGCAGGGGTATCACCTCTCAGCGCTCTACAGCCCGCTCGGCTGGTTCAGCTGGACTGAGGCGGCGGTCGGCTACGAGAAGGCGAAGGACAACCCGGCGGATCTGAAGCCGTGGACGAACACGGTGCTGGCGGAGTGCTGGAACGACGACGGCGAGGCGCCGGACTGGGAGGCGCTCTACAACCGGCGCGAGGACTACGACCTGGGCACGGTGCCCGACGGGGTGGTGTTCATCACCTGCGGGGTTGACGTGCAGAAGGACCGCATCGAGCTCGAGGTGGTTGGCTGGGGCCCTGGGATGGAGAGCTGGAGCCTGGACTACCAGGTGCTGGCTGGCGACACCGCGGAGCCGGAGGTATGGCGCGAGCTGACGAAGTTCGTGCGCAGCGAGTTCGGCCGCGGCGATGGGCAGCGGCTGCCGATCAGGATGACGGCGATCGACTCGGGCTTCAGGACCGAGGAGGTGAAGCGCTGGGTGCGGAAGCAGGCCAGCAATCGCGTGATCGCGGTGAAGGGCGTCGAGAGTCAGGTGAGCGTGATCGGCACGCCGAGCCGTGTGGAGGTGCTGCGCAATGGCAAGGCGCTGCGCGGTGGCGTGAAGATCTGGCCGATCGGCACGAGCACCGCGAAGGGCGAGCTCTATGGCTGGCTGCGGCGCCGGCTGCCGGAGGAAGAGGGCGAGCTGCTGCCGCACGGCTGGTGCCACTTCCCGCAGCACGGCGAGGAGTATTTCCGGCAGCTGTGCGCGGAGCGGCTGACGAACACGATTGACCGGCGGGGCTACACGAAGTTCGAGTGGGTGAAGACGCGGCCGCGCAACGAGGCGCTCGACTGCAGGGTCTATGCGCGCGCTGCAGCGGCGCTGGTTGGCGCCGATCGGTGGAGCGACGATCGGTGGGATGAGGAGCGCAACGGCGGCGTGCTGCGCGAAGAGCGGCGGCCTGCGCCAGCGCAAGAGCAAGAAGCGCCGGCGCCATCAGGGTCGAGCTTCTGGGACTGAGTAGCATGGCCGGGAGGAGGCAGCCGGGATGAGCACGTTCACGCAGGCGCATCTGACCGCGATCGAAGAAGCGATCGCCGGCGGCTATCTGGAGGTGCGCTACGACGACAAGGTGGTGCGCTACCAGTCGATGAGCGATCTGATGAAGGCGCGCAACCTGATCGCCAGCAGCCTCGCGGCCGCGACATCGCCGGCGGTGCGAATCGACTACCCGGCCGTGGTGCGGGACTACGAATGAACCCTTTCGAGCAGCTGCTGGCGACGATTGCACCGCGGGTGGCCCTGCGGCGCCAGGCGGCGCGGCTGCAGTTGGATCAGATGCGCCGCTACGACGCAGCGGCGCGCGGCCGGCGGACGGATGCATGGATCACGCAGGGCAGCTCAGCTGATGCAGCGAGCGCGCGTGGATTCGGCGTGCAGCGTGATCGCGCGCGCGACCTGGTGCGCAACAACCCCTATGCGCGCAAAGCGGTCGAGAGCTGGGTCACCAACCTGATCGGCGCTGGGTGGAGCTTCAAGGCGAAGCAGGCCAGGCGCAACGGCAGGCAGGGCGAGCGCATCACCGAGCTGATGCGCGCGTGGATGGCAGATCCGAAGCAGTGCGACTACAACGGCCTGCTGAACTTCGACGGCCTGATGGCGCAGGTGGTGCGCACCTGGAAGGAGTCGGGCGAGGTACTGATCCGGCTGCGCACGCCGAGCGCTGCGGTGATGCGACGGCTGGGCCTGACGGTGCCCCTGCAGCTGCAGGTGATGGAGGGCGACTGGATCGACGAGACCCACGACACGGTGGGCACGAACGCCAATGCCAACTGGACCAAGCGCGGGATCGTCTACGACGGCGAAGGTCGGCGCGAAGCCTATTGGATCTACAACTACCACCCGGGCGAAGGCGCGGTGCAGGCGACGACGATCGTCAGTAACACGGTCCCTGCGAGCCAGATCATCCACCTGTTCACGCCGGAGCGGCCGGGCATGACGCGCGGCGTCAGCTGCCTGGCGCCGGTGATGGTGCGGCTGAAGGATCTGGGCGATCTGCTCGACGCGCGGCTGATGAAGGAGAAGGTGGCTGCGTGCTTGGCTGCTGCCGTGGTGGACATTGACGGCACGAGCGATCAGAAGAGCACGATCGGCGATCGCATCGAGCCGGGCGGCATTGTGCGGCTGGGCCCGGGCCAGGACATCAGGACGATCAACCCGCCAGCAGCGGGCGAGATCGACCGCGTAATCAAGACCTACCTGCTGGAGATTGCGGCCGGCATTGGCATCACCTACGAAGAGCTGACGGGCGACTACAGCGGCGGCAGCTACACCCAGGGGCGGATGGGCTGGATCGGCTTCCAGCGGCGGCTGATGAGCGACACCTGGCAGATCCTGGCGCCGACGGTGTTCGATCGGATCTGGAGCTGGTGGGCGTCGCAGGCGTCGACGGTGGGCATCGCCACCGATGGCCTGAGCGCGGACTGGACGCCGCCGCGCCGCGAGCTCTACGACCCGCAGAGCGAGACCAGCTCGGCGCTGAGCCGGATGCGCGCCGGCCTGCTGCCGCCGCAGGAGGCGATCAGGCTGGACGGCTATGAGCCCGACGAAGTGCTGCGCCTCTACAGCGAGTGGAACCAACAGCTGGATGCAGCTGGCGTGGTGCTCGACAGCGACCCGCGGAAGGTGAGCGCCGCCGGCCTGACGCAGGCGCGCCCGCTTGGGTCGACGATGCCGCCGACGGGCGAGCCGCCGATGGAAGCAGAACCGCCGCCAGCGCCTGCAGCGCCGAGAACTCCTGCTGCAGGCTGACCCTAGAATTGCAACGATGAAGGAGTACACATGAGCGACGGTCTCCTGCAGACCCGGGCAATGTTCGCCCCCGAGACGATCAACGTCGAGGAGCGAACTGTTGAGCTGGTCTGGTCGACCGGCGCCCAGGTGAAGCGCGCCAGCTGGTCGCGCGGCGACTACATCGAGGAGCTGAGCATGGCGCCCGGCGCCGTGCGCATGGAGCGACTGAATAAAGGAGCTCCGCTGCTTGATGCGCACGACTCCTTCTCGCTGCGCAGCCAGATCGGCGTTGTGCAGCGAGCATGGCTGGACGGCAACGAGGGCCGCGCCCTGGTGAAGTTCAGCCGGCGTGATGACGTTGAGAGCATCTTCCAGGATGTGATCGACGGCATCTACCGCAACGTGTCTGTGGGCTACAAGGTCCACAAGACCGAGCGCGACGAGACCGGCGCAGTGCCGGTTGAGCGCGCAGTGGACTGGGAGCCTTACGAGCTTTCGCTGGTCCCAATCCCGGCAGATGCCGGGGCCCAGGTGCGCTCGGAAGAGCCGCCTGCAACCCAACCGTCCGACGAGGAACGATCCATGACCCTTCCCGATGGGGTGCAGGCTCCCGAGCCCACCCAAGAACAGACCCGCTCGATTGAGACTGCTGCTCCTGCTGCCCCTGCAGTGGACGTGGAAGCTGTGCGCGCTGAAGAGCGCCGCCGCACCGCCGGCATCCTGGACGCCGCCCGCAAGCTCGAAGTGAGCGACGAACTGGCCCACAAGCTGATCGCCGATGGCGTGGCCCTCGATGAGGCCCGGATGCAGCTGATCGATGCCCGTTCGGCCGAGGAGCGCAAGACCCCGGCGCTGAGCCGCGTCGAGGTGACCTCTGACCACGGCGAGAAGCGCGCTGCCGCCAAGCTGGACTACCTCAAGGTGCGCTCCAACCTGGCCACCTTTGACGATGCTCCCGCTGCTCGTGAGTATCGCGGCACCACCCTGCTGGACATGGCCCGCGAGTCGCTCGACATGGCCGGCATCAACGCCCGCGGCATGGACAAGAGCGAGATCGCAGTGCGTGCTCTGCACAGCACCAGCGACTTCCCGCTGCTGATGGCCAGCATTCAGCGCGTGACCCTGAAGGCTGCCTATGCGGCTGAAGAGCAGACTTGGCGCCCTCTGGCGGAGCAGCGCAACTTGCCTGACTTCCGCGAGATGAAGGAGATCGAAGTCGGTGGTCAGATGATCCCCGAGGAGATCAAGGAAGGCGGCGAGTACAAGACCGGCACCCTGCAAGAGCAACAGGGCGCTTGGAGCCTGACCGAGTACGGCAAGAAGCTGGTGATCGGCCGTCGCCTGATCATCAACGACAACCTGGGCTATGTGACCCGCGCCGTGCAGGTGCTGGCCCGTGGCGTCGCCACCCTGGAGGCCAACCTGATGTGGGGCCTCATCACCGGCAACGCGAAGTGCATGAGCGACGGTGTGGCTCTGTTCCACGCCAGCCACAACAACACCGGCACCGGTGTGATCGGCGAGGCCTCCATCTCTGAAGCGCGTCAGAAGATGCGCAACCAGAAGGACTTCACCGGCAAGAACCCCCTCTATGTGGTGCCGCAGTACATCCTGCTGCCGACCACGCTGGAGACCGCGTTCGACAAGTTCAACACCACGATCGTTCCGAACCAGACCAGCAACGTCAACATCTTCTCGGGCTACCTGCAGAAGATCGTGGAGCCGCGCCTGGACGCCAGCAGCACCACCCAGTTCTACATCGTGGGCAACTACCCCGGCGTGGACAAGCTGGTGTACGGCTACCTGGAAGGTGAGGCTGGCCCGACCATCGAGAGCGAGATCAAGCGCGACCCCGACGGCATCACCACCTACCTGCGCCATGACTTCGGCTGCATGGTGAGCCAGCACCAGGGCTTCTACCGCTCCACCGGCGCCTGAGCCGGATCCTTCCCATCCAACATCTGAGGACTGATCCATGAAGAACTTCGTGCAGAACGGCGACTACGTGGAGGTCGCCCTCCCGTATGCCCGCCTGTCTGGTGAGGGCGTGCTGGTGGGCAGCCTGTTCGGCGTGTGCGTGGTGGACGGCGCCTCTGGCGCCTCCATCAACATCCACACCGAGGGCGTCTACGACCTGACCGCCGCCACTGGCGCGGGCACTGATGCTGCGGTGGGTGCCGCTGCCTACTGGGACAACACGAACAAGCGCATCACTCCTGTGAGCACCAGCAACACGCTGGTGGGCAAGTTCCTGGCGGCCAAAGCCACCACTGATGCAGTGGCGCGCGTGCGTCTGAGCTGATGCGACCTGACCTGGCGGGCATTGCTCTCCGGGCGGTGGTGAGGGTGATGGGGGAGCGATCCCCTATCACCTATCGCCGTGGTGCTGCTGCTTATCAGCTGGGTGGCGTGTTTCAAGCCAGCCATGTAGGCCTGGATCCTGAAAGCGGTGTGCAGGTGCGCTCAACGCAACCGGTTCTGCTGATTGACGGACGCGACCTTGCGATCGAGCCGAAGCAAGGTGATGAGGTGGAAGTGCGCGATGGGCTGTTCAAGGTGCGCGATCCGCAGCCTGATGGTCACGGCGGCTGGCTGCTGATGCTGCATCGTCTGCCTTTGGCAGCGGTGTTTCAACCGGGTGTGTTCGTTCCTGAGGTATTCGTCTGATGGCGTTGAATCTGATCCGTCGCCTGATCAAGGGCGCACCGCTGACTGCCCAGGATCACGACAGCAACCTCGACGTGCTCGAGTCTGCGATCGAGGCCGTCGCCGATGGGACTGTGCAGGAAGGCGACAGCCCGACGTTTGCCGATGCCACTGTCGAGGGACTGCTGACTGCAAACCACATCCACGGCAATCTGGCCGGCAGCGTTTATCTGCACGTCAAGAACACATCAGGCGGCACGCTGGCTAAGGGCACGCCTGTAAGGGTGATTGGTGCTGTCGGTGACACGACCATCCTGCAGGTTGCGGCGGCGAACGCCAGCAGCGAGGCGACGATGCCGGCGATTGCCATTCTTGATGCTGCGCTGGCCAACAACGCCGAAGGCCATGCAGTGCTGGTCGGTGAGGTGACCGGCCTGAATACGGGTGCTTACGCCCTGGGGCAAACGCTTTTTGTTGCTGCCGGTGGTGGGCTGACAGGGACGCGCCCGACGGCAAATGCGCAAGCCGTGGCTGTGGTGGGTCGGGTTCATGCTTCAACCGGCACGATCGCAGTCAGCATTGATGCAGTGCTGCCTGCAGGCGCCGTGGGTGCTGACGGCGCCAGCGCCTATGAGGTGGCGGTCGCTAACGGTTTCGCGGGCACGGAAGCGCAGTGGCTGGCCTCGTTGCAAGGCCCGGCTGGCCCAGCTGGAGCTGATGGCCAAGATGGTGCCCCTGGCGCCGATGGCCTCAGCGCCTATCAGGTAGCCGTTGCCGCAGGCTTCAGTGGAACTGAGTCTGAGTGGCTCGCTTCTCTTCAAGGCGCCCCTGGTGCCGATGGCGCCGACGGCCAAGACGGCACCGGCTTCGTGATCAAGGGCACCGTTCCCACCGAGGCCGATCTCGTGGGGATCCCCAGCCCTGCCGTCGGAGAGGCCTACCAGGTCGTCGCCACCGGTGACATCCACGTCTGGAGCGGCACCGCCTGGGTGAATCTCGGCCCGATCCAAGGCCCAGCTGGCCCTGCAGGCGCCGATGGAAGCGACGGCGCGCCCGGTGCCGACGGCAGCGACGGGCTGAGTGCCTACCAGATCGCGGTCGCTGCAGGCTTCTCCGGCACCGAGAGCGAGTGGCTGGCATCTCTGCAGGGCGCAGACGGGGCTCCTGGGGCTGATGGCACAGACGGCGCCAGCGCCTACGAGATCGCGGTTGCCGCCGGCTTCTCCGGTACACAAACCGAATGGCTCGCTTCCCTCCAAGGCGCGGACGGAGCGCCCGGTGCCGATGGAGCTGACGGGACCGACGGCGCCTCTGCCTACGAACTGGCTGTGGCCGCGGGGTTCGCCGGAACCGAGAGCGAATGGCTGGCGTCATTGCAAGGTGCAGACGCAGACCTTGGCGCGATCCCAAGCAGTTCGGTTGATTACACGGGGAACGGGTTTCTTAGCGGTCTTGACGCGGCTTATTTTGGGCAGGGCTACAAGTCGCCAGCGCCGGTCAGCTTCCTCAATGAGGCTGGAAATGCCGGTATAACGTTCCACTCGGTTGACATACAGAGAGCAGTTGTTGGCCTTCCAACTCTAGGGGGAGGATTCTCAATTTTCTCCCAGAGTCCAGGCGAGCCATATAACAGGGCTTTTATCAACTTCCTGCCGACATACGGGGCGATAGGGGTCAATGGAAGCCTTGATTTCCAGCTCACATCAGATGACGGCCAAACGGCAGCTCAAAATATCTTTGGCTTTGACCCGAACGGCGACTTCTATATCAGCGCCGGCAATGCTGCCGCTTTCTACAACAAGCCTGGCGGCACCCCGGGGCAGGTTTTTACCAAGACAAGTGGCAATGACTACGACGCCGATTGGGCGACACTTTCGACGGCAGATATTTACGTCATTGCTTGCAGTGACGAGACCACGGCGCTGACAACGGGCACCGGCAAAGTCACGTTCAGGATGCCATCTGCAGGAACACTTACTGCAGTGAAAGCAACGCTGACGACAGCAGCGGCTGTAAGCGCGTTGATCGTTGACATCAAGGAGGCTGGCACATCAGTGCTCAGTACAAAGCTGAGTATTGACATTGGAGAAAAAACCAGCGCCACGGCAGCAACGCCAGCCGTGATCAGCGACAGCGCCTTGGCCAATGACGCCGAGATCACGATCGACATTGTTCAGGTGGGCACTGCCGCAGGGCTCAAGGTCTACCTCTACGTCACTCGGGGTTGATGCCATGACCAGTAATCTCGCACTCTGGGACACCATCGCCGAAGAGGTGATTCGTTACCCCCGCGCTGATGATGAACCTGTGGCGCAACTCGACCCGCGCTATCAGGTGCTGCGCATCATCAAGGAAGACAAGCCAGAAGTTCCCGAAGGCTGGGGCATCCGTCAGCAGTGGTCAGTCGATCTGGCCGCCGGTGAATGGCGCCACGGCTGGAAGCTGATCGAGCCTGTGCCTGTGCCGCCGGCTCCCGACTGGCGCTTGTTCAAGCGAACCCTGCTCGGCCACCCGGCGATCAATGCACTGCTGGGCGGCGGCATGACTGCAGCTCCCGCCGCTGCAATCTCGCTTCCTGCAACACTGCTCGCTGCTGCTGGTGGTGGCGACAACGATGACTTTCGCGCCGCCTGGCTGTCGCTGCGCCGGCTGGACCTGGTGAGCGCTGAGCTGCTGCAGGAAGTGCGTGGCTTGGCGATCAACTGCCACTTGCCTGAGTCATTTGTTGCTGCCTTGGGCGGCACCGTGCGGCCTGATGCGCAGGAGCTAGGCCAAGAGTGGGTGGATGCCGATGGCGCGTTGTGGGTTGTGGTGCAGGCACGGGATGTCGACGGGCAGTTCCTGTCGGACGATCCCGCTACGCCTGAGCGCGAGTCATTGACTTGGGAGAAGGCATGAGCATCATCTACATCAACCCGTATCAGCTTGCCGCTGCACCACCAAGCGGTTACGACCCTGACGCGCAGGCGTACATCACCGCCGTGGAAGCCGCCGATGGTAAGTCACTGGAGACCGCAGTCAAGGATGCGATCAATGCGTTTGTGGTTGGCTGCAAGTCTGATGGGATTTGGGCTGCGATCAAGGCAAGCTGCATTCTTGCTGGAGCGCAAACATTAGCCGGTGCTCTTGTGCCTCTAGCGGGAGCTGCCCCAACAAATTACAACAATCAATTAACGAGCTCCGACTACGACCGCAAGACGGGCCTCAAGGGCGCGGGTGGAACAAAATGTCTCAATACAAATAGACCGGAAAACGCGGATCCGCAAAACAATAATCATCTTGCAGTTTATGCGTCAGTCGTGAACACAGCCGCAGCGCTAGGTTGCTATATCGGCGGAGGCAGCACGACCGGCTCGCTGACGGAAATAATTAACGCGCCAAACAATCTTGTTCTTAGAAGCAGAAACGTCAATGGCGCGTTCACGCTTGGCAGCGCGCCTGCAAACGGCACATCGGCATTTATCGGGATTTCGCGATCTACATCAACGGGGTTCAGTAGCCGTATTGCCGGTGTTGACAGAACTCACACTCAAGCAAGCACTACAACGACCAATGTAAATATGTTTGTCTTTGCCCGTAATTTGTCCACAGGGCCAACAGCGGTTGGCGATGCCCGCATCGCCTTCTACTCCATCGGCGAATCCGTCAACCTCGCCCTTCTTGACGCCCGCGTTTCAACGCTGATGAGCGCCCTCGCGGCGGCGATACCATAAACAGATGCAATACCCAATCACCGCCACTGGTTCCGCCAGTCCTGCGATCCAGCAGCCGGGGACGACCTTGCTTGCGTTCAGTGTTGGTCCTGCTGTCAATCTGGACAAGCTGGATGATGAGTTCCGCGCATGGCTGAAAACACCGTGGCGCTCTGACGAGATAGTGACACCGAGTGCGGACGAGTAGTGTCCCCGGCTAATCCCCCATGACCGCCATCCACCCACGCAGCCAGATCCGTTCAGCGTTCGTCTCTCGACTGCTCAACGCCACGGCGGCACAGCAGCGGGTTTACAGCGGTCGATTGATGCCGATCGAGGAGCCCCAGCTGCCTGCGATCGTCGTTCACACTCGCGAACCTGAGGAAGTTCAAGGACGCAGCATCTCCGGCTGGAACGGCTTCGATCGTCGCCGGTGCATCGTCAGCGTGGTCTGCGTTGCCCAGAGCTTCGACGACATCGATCAGGATCTCGACAGCATTGCCGATCAGGTCGAGGCCGCCTTGCAGAGCTGGATCATCCCCGGGTTCGAGTCAGCCGATGCCTTGCTGCTCGATACTCGCAGCGACGATCCCGAGTTCGATGGAGCGCTCACCACCGGCGCCACAACGCTGCGCTACGTCGTGACCTACCAGGCCCCCTACCGCGACTGCAGCAACCCCTACGTCGATGCCGATGCTGCCGCTGGCGATGGGCCCTTGGAGCGCAGTGGCGCCTATCCTGGTGGGCAAGTCACGCCGGGCTGTCCGGCCAACAACACTGGCGAAGCCTGCCCCATCGGCGAGGCCCAGCTGTTCTCACAAGAGGAGCCGATCAACTGATGGCCACCACCCGCAAGCGTGCCCGCACTGAAGAGGGCCAGTTCAAGGCTGACGATCCCAGCACGCCGCATCTGAACGAGGCCTGGATCACCACCGACGGCCTAGCTGAGTTCATTGGCTTCAACGGCGACAAGTCGAAGCTCGACAAGGCGATCAAGCTCAGCGCGTCTGCAGCAGAAGCATTCCTCGGCAAGCCTGTGCCCGCTCAGATGAGCCACAATCTTGCTCAAGGCCTCAAGCTCCTGGCGACCAAGCTGTTGCTCACCGACAAGCTGAGCGACAGCCCCACAGAGCAGGAGATCCCGCTGGTCGTGCGCTACTACTTCAGGCTGGCCGCCGATGCTGGGCGTTAATCGCTCCGATCAGCTGACTGCAGGAGTCGGCTCCGCTGAGAGCACCGATCACTCCCGCCGGCTGAACAACGTCGCCCGCTACGGCACCGTGGCGGAAGCCGACTACACCGGCGAAACGGCTGGCTTCCCTGCGATCCGCGTGCAGCTCCAGGACGGCGAGATCCTCTCCGACTGGGTGCCGTGGTTCACGCCACGCGCGGGCAAGGATCGCGTCTGGGATCCGCCGGAAGTGGGCGAGGTCGTCATGCTGTTGGCCCCGTCGGGTGAACTCGCCAACGGCGTCGCCATCCCTGGCTTGTTCTCCAATGGCAACGCGAACGGTGATCGCGCCGGTCTGCAGCGCCGCACCTTCGACGATGGCACCGTGATCGAATACGACCGCGAGGCTCACAAGCTCTTCCTCGACGTCAAGGGTGATGTGCAGATCAAAGCCACGGGCAAGATCGACATCGAGGCTGAAGGCGACCTGAAGATTGTCGGCGCGAGAATCGACCTGAACCCATAGGAGGCGTGCCATGGCTGGCATGAGCCGCACGACAGGTAAAGCGCTGGGTGGCTTTGATCACCTGCGCCAGTCGATTCAGGACATCCTGACAACGCCGATCGGCCCCCGGGTGCAGCGCCGCGACTCCGGCAGCGGGCGGCCGCGCCTGGTGGACCGGCCGATCAACAACAGCCTGGTCTCTGAACTGGTGGCCGCCACAGCCGAAGCATTGGGGCGCTGGGAGCCGCGGCTCAAGCTGGAGCAGGTGAAGATCGACAGCGTTTCCGCTGAAGGCCAGATCAGCCTTAGCCTCGTTGGGTACTACCTGCTCAACGGGCAGAAGATCGAGATCGAGGGGCTGGTGGTCTGATGACGACGATCGACTTCAGCAGCATTCCCGATCCGACGATCATCGAGGAGCTCGACTTCGAGACGATCCTCGCGGC